TCTGTAAAAGGAAGTAGTAAAAAATGTATGCCCAACAACCCCCCGGCACCCGCCGGTGGTCATGCGCCTATTGTGATAGGTAATGAGACTTTTAGCACATCATATTTATGATCGTGCCGAAAGTCTCATTTTTTGCGCGATCACGAAGGAGAATGCGTTATGAACCTCGATTTTACCGGCAGTACCCTCTTTCTTGTCCTGCTGCTGTTTGCGGCGGGCCTTGTGTGCATCATCAAGGGCGGCGACTTTTTTGTCGACGCCGCCACGTGGATCGCGGAGGCCTCCGGCATCCCGAAATTCATCATCGGCGCGACCGTTGTGAGCTTTGCCACGACGATGCCGGAGATGCTTGTGTCCGTCTTTTCCGCGCTGGAGGGCAATGCGGACATCGCCATCGGCAATGCCGTCGGCTCGGTGACGGCCAATACCGGCCTGATCATGTGCCTGTCGCTGATCTGCATGGAGTGCACCATGCCGCGGCGGCAGTATGCGGTCAAGGCGGTGCTGCTGCTCGCGGCGATCGCGGTTCTGTTTGGCTTCACGCGCGACGGGCAGTTGTCCATCCTTGAGAGCGTTTTGATCCTTGTCATTTTTGTGTGCTTCATTGCCGAGAGCCTTGTCGCTGCACGGCGTGAGCAGTCGCTTGAGGCCCCGGAGCAGGATGCCCGCCCCAAAACGGACGGCCGGACGGTCGCGCTCAATATCGGCAAGTTTGTGTTTGGCGCTGCGGCCATTGTGCTTGGTGCGCAGCTGCTGATCGACAACGGCACCGCGCTCGCACAGATGCTCGGCGTGCCGGATGCCATCATCGGCGCGACCATGATCGCCATCGGCACGTCGCTGCCGGAGCTTGTTACGACCATCACGGCCATCCGCAAAAAGCAGTCGTCCCTGTCGGTGGGCAACATCATCGGCGCGAACATCATGGATCTCACGCTTATCATGCCGCTGTGCGCGCTCATCCTCGGCAAGCCGCTGCCCGGCCAGCAACGGGGGGGGGCTCTCTAATGTGGATGTCACTCTGAAATTTGATAACTTCCTATGTACATATTCATATTCAATAAGACTTCTGATCTGTCTGTCTATCATTCGGTCAAACTGAGCAACAAGGACAACTGTATAACCAAAATGTCTGTGCTGCGTAAAAAAGGACAGCCATTTATTACGACCTGAAGCACTCCATTCCCTGGCATTAAACATTAACTGACATTCGTCTATTACCAGCAATATGGCATCTTCTTTTACTCTCTTACCTTTGAAATAATCTTTGCTGTATTGTATTAGAAATTCAGGGGACAGCTTTTCATTAGGGCAGTAAGTAAAATATTTCCGTCCTTTGATATCATGGGCGACATCGAAATTACATATAATAGGCCTTCCTCTCTGGAGTCCATGCAGAATAACATCCGCGGTATGCAAAGACTTACCAGAGCCGGGAGTACCACTATATAGAAATATCATTGTATAGCACGAATCCAGCGCATGATTACACTGAAACCATAATACACACCTACCGCGACAAGGTATGCAGCCATTACAACCAGACAATCTTTAACCGGGAAAAACCAGTTAAGATATCCAAGCGCTGGAAGATCGTTAAAATAATCAAAAAACTTCAGGAAAGGACTTACAGGAAGAACCTTCAGAAGCTTATCCCAAAATTGAGTAAATAATTCCATAGTCAATCCCTCTCATAACTTTTATATTTTCCAGAACTGTCATAATAGCCATCACCATTCATGACATTTACAGCATAACGATCAAATGATTCATCAGAACCATACTCATAACAAACAACTAAATGACCATCTTCAGCAAAATAACCGCCAACAACGCCATTATCGAAATATTCTCCTGGTTTACCTGTAATCATAATAACCTCCTTAATGCTTAATAAGTTTATTGGTTGCAAAAGCAAGACCGACACAAAAACCTAATAATTCCATTTTTCTTAAAACAGCAGCCACTGTATCAAACATTGCAAAATCAATTTCAATAGAATATTCAGGAATCCCGAAACTATTTTCAGTAATAACCGGAATTGTAAACTTAGGAGCAACCGGATCAGCAGCCAGACAAGAAAAGAATCTGTAAATATCAAATGGTATACAGAAAGGGAATAAATCTGTTACTTTGATTTTGTATTTATCCAGGTCTTCATCTTTGGTATCAGTACCTGCATCTGGTTTAGCATCTTCTTTTGCTTCATCTTTTTCTCTTTCTTCTGCTTTGGTTATTGATTCAGTTAAAGCCTTATCATTTTCTTCTTCCCTGGCTGCAACTCCAGTTTCAGTTAAATCTCTATCTATAACTTCATCATGAGCAGGAACATAAGTAACATCACCTATATCAATAACAGTTCCTGCAGCACTATCTGATATATCATTTCCAACTCTTGTAATATCAAAAGGAATACTATCCTCATCATCTTTACCTCTCTCATATACTTTAGTCCCTGCATAAGTTTCACCAGAAAAATCCATAGATATATCAGACATACCAAAAGGAATAATAGTTGTATACGCAGGTGAAGAATTCATACTTACAGTATTTACAAAACTATTAACCTCAGAAAATGAAGCAGGCTGAAATGTTATAAATTCATTATTAAACCTGAAACTAAAATCAGATCCTCCACTTGCATAATATGTCATAAGTCTTCCTGCAGTATTACTGCTTGTTAATGCTGCACCTGACGAATTTAAAAATTTATAACTAAAGTAGCTAAACTGATAACTATATTTATTTAGCTTGACAGTTGTACAATCTTCAGGAACATCAACAAGCCAATACTCAACTGCATCTGCTCCTGAAGACTTAAATATCTTTATTGCAAGAGCGTATTTTGTTCCAATATCAGAAATTTTTTCTATGTAATCACATGGAATACTTGATATTATAGTATTTTTTGATTCAAGAAATATTTCTTTTGCATTTGAAAAGTAATCATAATATGTATTGCTGGTATAATAACTGACCATATTATCAAAATCTTCACTATTAACAAATTTAAACCATGACATACTAGACAATTCACGATATCTAATTACATTTCCAATAGTGTTATCCCATAGGGCAGAAGCTGCATTATAAAGAGAATTTGATATATGAGTCATCCAGTCAAAGCACAACATAACAAGACAGGAAAATGTTCCAGCCTGATCCCATTGTTCTAATGAATAATGAGAAGTATATACACCGTTAGCAATACACCTTTCTATAAAAAGATTTAATGGACAATGAAAACTATCAGAACGGCCTGTTTTAAAAGGATTTGTATTTATATAATTTTCATCTAACCATTCACTATAAGAAAGAGAAGATCCTGATTGATCATATTCCTTTCTGGTATATATATTTCTTACTTCAAGATATTTTTCTGAAGCTGACATACTATCCCAGTTTTTTTCAAGCTTAGCTTTCCATTTATCACATTTTTTTTTCAGGTCTGCATCCATCCATGTATCGAGCATTGCAGCATTATCCTTCCATTGCTGCACTAACCACTCTGAAAACTCATGTAAAGCGTGAGCCTGATTTTCTTTGTTTTTTGGACTAAAGCCGACAAGCTCCAAAGCCCAGGAAAATATATCTACAAATGGATCACCGGTTAATACAGCAGCTTCTACTTGTACAGGCTTTCTATAATCTGTATATATAATGCAGCTCATCAGCGTTACTATCAGGAGCGGCACTATTAATATCTTCTTTATTCTTCTATACATTAATACCCCCTTATATCAAAAAAGAGGACATTTCTGTCCCCTTCATTGATTATTAATCCGACAATTATTAAGCCTTTGCTGTAACTCTCTTAAATGTCTTAATTCCATAAGCCACAACAAGACCAGCACCAACTAATGGTAAAACAATAGGTACAAGCATTGCTATCATGCTCATTGAATCACTTACCATTGTTTCAAATGAGCCTTTCATAGCTTCTGTTAAGGTTTGCATTGTTGAAGAACCTTCAACACCAGCGACTATTGACATTAATCTCATATTTTCCTCCCTTCTTCTACGCTTTAAGTATAAAGATAGAAATTCTTTTTATAAGCAATCCTATAACATTAGAAATGAATCCAAGCAAAAGACCCAGTCCCAAACCTATAGGAAATACTTCCAGTAATACATCTTTCATTAAATCACTCCTGCTGTTTTAAGTATGTTAAATACTGCAATTCCTACCAGTATCACCACAACAACGCCCATTATAATGAAAGGTCGAATCTGTTCTGATTTCATTAAAGCCTCCTTAATATACAATCTGATATAAGTACACCTGCAACAACCATAATACCAAAGAAAACAATTAAATCTCCATATGTAATCTGCGGGGTAATTTGTGCAGCGTCATCAACAGTCTCTTTTTCGGTAGTTGTTTCCTTGGGTGTTGATGTTTCCTCCGCTGCTATGGAGCTTGTTTCCTGTTCGCCTTCTTCTACAAGTCGAATATAATACAGATTTGCTACATCAGATTTTTCAATATAATTCGTTCCTTCATGCACAGTTACTTTTAACAGTCCGTTTTCTGCCTGTACATTCTGCTTTGATATTTTTACATATCCATTGAAATTATTATCAAATACTAATGTTAATTCTGCATTCGTTCTGGCTTCAAACTGTATTAATGTACTGCTTTCCATTTTTAATGCAGTTGTCAGTGTTAAGCCGTTGTATTCAACAGTACCCTTTCCTGATGTTGTCTTTCCGGTTATTGTAAAATAACTGTCAGTTAAATCGTCTGTTGTAAAATTGTGTGTATATTCTTTCCCTGTTCCTTCCGCTCTTGTGTCTGTAGGTTTAAGTATAAATGCTGTTACTGCCAGTAATATTATTACAAGCGTTTTAATTGCTTTTCTCATATCATTCCTATCATGCTTAGAAGCATTTTTATAAAAGCTATTATTTTTTCAAATATCTGTTCCATGCTTTTTACCCCTTCCAT